TTTAATAATTTTATATGATGGTATATATAGTTTAGTACCAGTTACAAAAGAAATGTTACAAAATATTACACTACTTACAGCAGTAGATTGCTTTGAGCTTTGTGATATTTTACGAATAAAATTGACAAGCTATCATGATGCTCCCATAAATAGACATGTAATGAATGATGGTAGTGGTGATCTATATGGGTGTATATGTGAATGAGTGATGCAATTACAAATCTAAAGCTAGACTTTTCTACATCACAAACAGTCTGGAAATTTTTACAAGACAAATCATTTGTAAGAGGATTGATGGGGCCAGTTGGATCTGGCAAGTCATACGCATGTGCAGCTGAGATAATGTTGAAAGCTGTACAGCAAGTGGCCAGTCCTAAGGATGGGATCAAGTATTCTAGGTTTGTTGTAGTTCGTAATTCTTATCCAGAGCTTAGGACAACTACTATTAAAACTTGGCAAGAGTTATTTCCAGAGAACATCTGGGGGCCTTTTAGATGGAGCCCTCCATTGACACATCATATAAAATTACCATCAAGAGATGGAGCTCCAGGTATAGATTGTGAAGTTATCTTCTTAGCATTGGACCAACCAAAAGATGTTAGAAAACTTTTATCTATGGAACTAACTGGAGCCTGGGTAAACGAGGCAAGAGAATTACCTAAAGCTGTTATAGATGGATTAACACATAGAGTTGGAAGGTATCCTACATTATCAGATGGAGGAGCAAAACCATGGAGAGGTATCATCATGGATACTAACCCAATGGATGATGATCATTGGTGGTACAGACTTGCAGAGAAAGAAAAGATGAAAGGTAAATATAGATGGAGTTTTTTTAAGCAGCCAGGTGCAGTTGTAGAATATACTAAAGAAGATTTACCAGAAAATCCAGAGGCTAATGGTTTTGTTATGTCAGCAAACAAATGGTGGCTAACAAATCCAAATGCAGAAAATAAAAAAAATTTACCGACTGGTTACTATGAACAAACACTACTTGGAAAAAATTTAGATTGGATTAGATGTTATGCTCAAGGCTTATATACTTATGTACAAGAAGGTAAACCAGTCATGTCAGAGTATGATGATACTTTAATGGCAGCAGATTTTTTAGAACCAGATATAAGTTTACCTATCCAGGTAGGTGTGGACTTTGGTTTGACACCAGCTGCAATCTTTGGCCAAAGAACTACAAAAGGTAGATGGAATATTTTACATGAGTTAGTTACCTTTGATATGGGATTAGAAAGATTTGGTGATATGCTAAAATCAGAACTAGCAAGTAAGTTTCCTAAGTTTGAGGTACTGGTCCATGGAGATCCAGCTGGTATGAAGAGAGATGAGATCTATGAGGTTACAGCTTTTGATCATTTAAGATCTATAGGATTGACTGCTAGACCTACTGCATCAAATGATTTCAGAGTAAGACGAGAGGCTGGAGCTATGCCTATGAATAGATTGATAGAAGGTAAACCAGGTTTGCTTGTAGATAAGAGATGTCAAAGACTAAGGAAGGCATTATCTGGTGGCTATCATTTTAAACGAGTGCAAATATCTGGTGGTGAAAGATATAGGGATGCTCCAAACAAGAATGAACATTCGCATGTTGGTGATGCCTTTATGTATTTATTACTTGGTGGTGGTGAGCATAAAAGATTAACAAGAGGAACTAATAATAAATTTAAGCAATCTGTTGCAAGTACAGAGTTTGATATATTTGCATGAGTAAAGATATAAAACAAAAATGGTTAGTAAGAGTTTGGAAAAGAGGAGAGATGGAACTAAAAAAAGAATTTACTATTTTTATATCAGAGAAAAGGATGGAGCAATTTGTTATACCAAAAAAGTATAGAGCCACTTATGAGATTGCAAACACTTGAAAGTATTTTTAATGTAGATGGTAAGGATATGATAGTCCTACCATTCAAATCATATTTACTAAATCTTATGGACCTACATCCAGAGGACCGAGAGCATATTGATCAGATACCAGGTTACTTAAATTATTTAGATGCTTGTACTAAACAAGGCTTTGGATATACAGTTTTAGATAAAGGTAGGCCCATAGTTTGCTTTGGTATTGTACCACAATGGCCTGGAGTTGCTGAGTTATGGCTAATACCAGATAGAAAACTAATACAAAAATGGAAATTGAAATTTCATAAGGGTGCAAAAAAATTTATGGAGTTGGCAGCTGATGAGCTTAACCTTCATAGATTACATGTAACTGTAAGTGCTAACAATGTTCGTAGTGTCAAATGGATAGAACATATATATTTTAAGCGAGAGGGTGTATTAAAAAAATATTCCTTCAATAAAAAAGACATGATAATGTATAGTAGGTTATTTTGATATGTTAAAAAAATTATTTAAAAAATGGGTATGCTTAGTGTTCTGTATGAATATTTGTTTTTATACTCCATGTGTAAAAGGTAAAAAATGGCATTAACTAAAAGACAAAAAAAAACTTTAGCAAAACATAGTAAGCATCATACTCGTAAACACATGGGCCTAATGAAAGCTGCTATGCTTAGAGATAAAAATCCTTTGACTTTTTCTGAGGCACATAAATTAGCTATGAGTAAGGTAGGTGCTTAATGGGTAGTTTATTTAAACCTCCTAAGTACACTCCTCCACCAGAGATGAAAAGGAATGAAGATTTATTGAATGAAAGAGATAGAAGAGCAGAGGCAAATGAAAAAAAAGAAATAAGAAAACTTGCAGCAAGATCTCGTACTAGACGAAAGGGTGGTAGATTACTTTATTCTCAAGATAGAGATTTACCAGCTTTGGGAGTAGGTACAACACTTACAGATGTAGCTAGTGTAAGAGATCCTATGAAAGATGAAAGGATGTACACATAATGGGAGGAGCTCCAAGAATAATTAGAAAGGTTATAAAAAAAGATAAACCTAAACCACCTCCAGCTAGTCCAATAGCTGAAAGAAGAATTGAGGTTCAAAAACAAACTGAGGCTGAGGGTAAAAAAGTTACTAGAAGATTAAAGAAAAGAACTAGAAGAAGAACTCAGTTAATGGCTACATCTCAAAATACTGGTCTAGCTACTGGTTCAGATTATTCACCAATAAGAAATCCAAGAGATAGTGGATCTAAATTAGGGAGTGCGTAATGCCAGGCTATCATAAAAAATCTAAAAATAAAAAAAAGAAAAGATCATCCAGAAAGAAAGGATTAATGTCTTATGGATAGTCATGAACAAGTTTATATAAGAAATCCAAAATTTAGAAAACCAAAGGAGCAAGAAGATGAGCAGAAAGTTTCCGAAAGTTCCGAAGAGTAAAAAGGGTGTACCACTTAAATATTTATCTGGTGCAAAGAACCCAAAGGCAAAAGAGAGTGAGATATTGAGAACAAGAAGATTATATAAGAAAGGTTTATTAACAGCTGCTATGATGGATGACATAAGCAAGAGGAGAGCAAAGGCATGAGTAAAGCAGATGTTATAGCAAAGTATTCCAAGTCAAGTGGTATATCTAAATCAACATTAAGCAAGGTGTATTCTCGTGGATTGGGGGCCTATTATTCTAGTGGTAGTAGGAATGTATCAGCTCATGCTTGGGCAGCTGGGAGAGTTCGGTCTTTTGCGACTGGCAAAGGTGGTGCAAGAAAAGCTGATAAAGATCTATTAAGATCAAAAAGAAAGAAAGGATTGGTAAGCTAGTGTCTTTGTATGAGAATATAAACAAAAGAAAAAAGTCTGGTACCTCCAGGCCAAAGTCTAAAAGTACAATTACAAAGAAAGCATATTCAAATATGAGAGCTGGGTTTCCAAGAAAAAATAGAAAGAGAGGGTTAGTATAATGGCATATAAGATGAAGATGAAAAAGAAAAATAATCTAAAAGGTAAACAAACTAAATTAGATGCAAACAAAGATGGTAAGATTGGTAAAGAAGATTTTGCTATGTTAAGAAATAAAAAGAAAAAGGTAATGGCATGATTATATTTGGTCATACTCCTAGAGAGTGGAAGAGAAGAGCAAAAGAACATAAATGGTTTGTTGCTGCTATAATTATCTCTTTTGTCTTAGGAGGAATAATTATTTAGATGGTAGCTAAAAAATATCAAAACCCATCTGGAGGATTGAACCAGGCTGGTAGAGATTACTTTAAGAGAAAAGAAGGTAGTAATCTTAAATCACCAGTTAAGAAAGGTAACAATCCTAGAAGAGTGAGCTTTGCTGCTAGGTTTGCTGCAAACAAAGGACCTATGAAAGATGATAAAGGTAGGCCGACAAGATTAGCTCTAGCTCTTAAGGCATGGGGTTTTGGTAGTAAAGAGGCTGCTAGAAATTTTGCAAACAGAAACAAAGGAACTGCATAATGCAATTAAAACCAAGAGATGTAATAGATAGATCAAACAAAGCATTTGCTCGTAAAGAACAATGGAGAACTATTTACGAGGATTGTTATCGTTATGCTCTTCCACAAAGAAATCTTTATGATGGTTATTATGAGGGAACTGTACCAGGTCAAAATAAAATGAACATGGTATTTGATAGTACAGCTATTCATTCTACTCAAAGATTTGCTAATAGAATTCAATCTGGCTTATTTCCTCCCTATAAAAAATGGTGCAGATTGGAACCTGGGAATGACATACCAGCAGATAGAAAAGCAGAGGTGCAACAAGCATTAGATCTGTATTTAGATAAAATGTTTACTTTGTTAAGACAATCAAACTTTGATCTAGCTATGGGAGAGTTCTTATTAGATCTCTGTGTAGGTACTGCTGTTATGCTCATTCAGCCAGGGGATGATATAAATCCTATTCAGTTTACTCCAGTTCCTCAATATCTTATTGCATTAGAGGAAGGACCAAATGGAACTGTAGATAATGTTTATCGTAAATACAAAGTAAGAGCTGAGGCTTTGCCAAGACAATATCCAGATATACAATTAAATGATCAGCTACAAAGATTGATAGAAAACAAACCTCAAGAGATGGTAGAATTAATAGAGGCAGTTATACTAGATCCAGAAAGAAAAGATTATTGTTATCATATACTACATGAGAAAACAAAAGATGAGTTAGTATTTAGAAGAATGGATACTACACCATGGATTGTAGCTAGGTATATGAAAATCCCAGGTGAGGTATTTGGAAGAGGCCCCCTAGTTTCAGCATTACCAGATGTTAAAACTTTAAATAAAACTTTAGAGCTGTTACTTAAAAATGCTAGTATAGCATGTGCTGGAGTATATACAGCAGCAGATGATGGTGTAATCAATCCATCTAATATTAGAATTACTCCAGGATCAATTATACCAGTAGCAAGAAATGGTGGACCTCAAGGTGCATCACTAGCTCCTTTGCCAAGATCTGGAGATTTCAATGTATCACAAATTGTTATAAATGATTTAAGAGTAAACATTAAAAAGACTTTGTTAGATGATACTTTACCACCAGATAATATGTCAGCTAGATCTGCAACAGAAATTGTAGAAAGAATGAAAGAATTAGCACAAAATTTAGGTGCAGCTTTTGGTAGATTAATTACTGAAACAATGGTACCAATTATACAAAGAGTATTATTCATTATGGATGAGAAAGGTCTTATCCAGCTCCCTTTGAAAGTCAATGGACTAGAGGTAAAAGTAGTACCAGTTAGTCCATTGGCTAAAGCTCAAAACTTAGAAGAGATAAATGAGGTTATGCAATTTTTCCAAATAGCTAATTCACTAGGACCAGGTGGTGTAGCAGAACTAAAACCAGATGCTATAGCTACTTACATAGGTGATAAGTTAGGAGTACCAACAATGCTAAGAACTACTCCAGAGGAAAAACAACAAATCATTCAACAAAGTATGCAGATGTTTAGTCAACAAGCTGCTATGCAAGGACAAGCTCCCCAAGCTGATACTCCTCCTCAACAAGAACCAGCAAGTGCTGTAGAGGAAGAGGTTAGCTCATAATGGCAAAAGTAGGATGGGAAGGCATTGAGGTCTTAGATAATCAAGCAAAGCAAGAAACAAAAAACGAGCAGCTTGAAATAGATAAGTCTTATGCTAGAACATTTGAAACTGAGGAAGGTAAGAAATGTTTGAAACATTTAATGAGTAGAACATTAGATCAACCGACTTGGGTACCAGGGGGAGATCACACATCTGGATATGCAAGAGAAGGACAAAATAGTGTGGTCCGAGAAATAATAATGAGAATAGAGAGGGCAAAAAATGGCTGATGAAAATCAAAACGAAATAGTAGAAGAGAACCAAACTGAGGGATTAATGGGTGGAGTTCCAACAGAGGAACCTAAAACACCAGATCCAAGTGAAACTGAGATACCTCATAAGGAAGAGGAAAAGTCTCAAGAACAAGCTGAGGCCAAAGAAGATAAAAAGGTTTTAGAAAAACCAGAATATATTGAGGATAAGTTTTGGGATCCAGAGAGAGGTGTCAAGACCGAAGAGCTTAGTAACTCTTATAGTGAATTACAAAAACAATTCTCTATGGGTAAACACAAAGCTCCAAAAGAATATGATGTAACATCATTAGAAGATGTAGAAGATGATGATGAATTAAAAACATATTTCTTAGATTGGGCCAAAGAAAACAAACCTACTCAAGCTGCATTTGATAATTTAGTAAATAAATTTAAAGAATTATCTATAGCTCAAGAAGAGGCAGATAGTATAAACATTGAAGAAGAAACTGCTAAGTTAGGTCCTAATGCTCAACAAATTATTGAAGGTGTTAAAAAATGGGGCCAAGGCTTAAAAGCTAAAGGTGTGTTCTCTGATGAGGACTTTGAAGAGTTTAAAGTATTTGCTGCTACTGCAAATGGTATCAATACTATTAATAAACTTAGAAAGTATTATGGTGAACAAACTATACCTACAGCTCCAGTAGATGTAGATGGTATGCCTTCTAATGAGGAACTATATGAGTTAGTAGCTGATCCTAAGTATAAAACAGATCCAGCTTTTCGTAGAAAGGTAGAGCAACAGTTTGCTAGAGCTTTTCCAGGAAAAGTAGATACTGGCGAAATATAGACTTGATATTTATTTAGAAAACGATTATTTTGTAATCGGAGATAACCAAAATTTCTTTTGGCCTTTTGACGAGTGGAAAGTACACTACTGTCAGCCTGGCTATTTTACCAGACAACTGCGAGTAAATAAATAAATGTGTTAAACTTATAAAGGAGAAAACATGGCACAATCAATAACTAATGCTTTTGTTACTCTGTTTGATGCTGAGGTAAAACAAGCATATCAAGGTGAAAGTTCAATCTTGGGATGTGTAAGGCTAAGACAAGGTGTACAAGGGCAGACATACAAGTTTCCAAAACTTGGTAAGGGATCTGCTACTGCTAGAGTTCCACAGACAGATGTTACTCCATTGAATGTAACTTATTCTCAAGTTACAGCTACAATGAGTGATTTCAATGCTGCTGAATATAGCGACATTTTCCATCAAGCGAAGGTAAACTTTGATGAAAGACAAGAGTTAGTCCAAGTCGTATCGAAAGCTATCGGTAGAAGAATGGACCAACTTATAATAGATGCTGTTAATGCCGCATCTGGAACTGGTACAGTAGCTAAAACTGTAGTAACTTCTGGATCTGCTACTGCATCAAACTTGAATGTTGGAAAGCTAATAGCTGCTAAAAAAGCTATGGATGCTAAAAATGTTCCATTTGATGACAGACACATCATCATCCACGCAAACTCATTATCTGGATTACTAGCTGATGAGAGAGCAATCTCTGGCGATTTCGCTAGTATTAAAGCTCTGGTATCTGGAGAGATCAATACTTTCCTAGGTTTCAGATTTTATGTTCTAGGTGATAGAGATGAAGGTGGATTACCATTGGCAACTAACGACAGAACTTGTTTTGCGTTTCATAGAGGTGCAGTCGGTATGGCTGTTAATATGGCACAAAAAACTGAGATCAACTATGTACCAGAAAAAACATCATTCTTAGTAAATAGCATGTTCTCTGCTGGTGCTGTTGCTATTGATCCAGATGGTATCGTAAAAATAACAACTGATGAAAGCTAATAAGAAGGAGAATAATTATGGCGTTTGATAAAACAGGACTACAACCTATTGGTGGTCAAGCAAAAGCTGGTAATGCTCCTCAAATGTGGAGCTACACATCAACTGATGCTAAAACAGATATTGATGCAGAAGGATATTTTAATGATGTATCTGATCTGTTAAAAGTCGGAGATATAATTTATGTCCACGCATCAACTGGTGGTACGAGAACTTACTCGTTACATCCAGTAGTCAGCAACGCAAGTGGTGTTGTTGATGTCGGTGATGGTACAGCTATATCTGCTACTGATAGCGACTAATCAACTAAACATGGGGAGGCCCTTTATGGGCCTCTTCATCTATTAAAGGAATACTATGGCAAGTGGAGATACAAAGGTAACTATTGTAAACCAAGCATTGGTGTTGTTAGGATCAGACACAATTTCGTCATTTTCTGATACAACTAATGATGCTGCAAGAGTAGCTAATAGTATTTATGAAACAATCAAAGGAAAAACTTTATCATTATATCCTTGGTCATTTGCTTTAGTAAAAGAAGAACTAGCAAGATCAACAGCAACTCCAGTAAATGAATGGAGTTTTATTTACCCTTTACCTTCAACTGCTGTAAGTGGTACAGCTTTACAAGTTTACAACTCAAGCTCAACAAGAGTATTGCCAATCCAAAACTATGAATTAGTTTATACAAGTTCTGGACCAGCGATAGCTACTAACGAAGATAAGATTTACATTGATTATATATCAAGTGTTGTATCCGAAGGCTTGATGCCTAATTATTTTGTACAGCTTTTAGTTTACATGTTAGCCTGGCATTTAGCTGAACCAGTAACAGACCAAATCACAAAGGCAGAATACTGGAGAGGTGTAGCTTTGGGTTCTTTAACAGAAAATGGAAGGGGTGGGTATTTTCGCCAGGCATGTAATATAGATGGTAGAGGTAAACCAAATTATGCAATAGTAGATTTCCCATTGACAGATGTTAGATGAGCAGAGCAGTAACTATACAAACAAACTTTACTACTGGTGAGGTAGATCCTTTATTAAAATCTCGTATAGACATCAATCAATACTACAACGCATTAGATCAAGCTCGTAATGTTTTAATACAGCCTCAAGGTGGAATAGAAAGAAGGCCAGGATTACAATTTATATTTGAGGTACCAAGTGCTGCCAATCCACAAAATGGAATGAAACTTGTACCTTTTGAATTTTCAACTACACAAAGTTACAACAACTATAGGATCTACAATTCTTGCAACTATGGACCATACACAATCAGCAGATACATTGATTGTGGTCCAGGAAGATATGGCTCCCAAAAAAATAGTAAGAGGTGCAGCTCACAACTCTTGGACAATATCAGATATATCATTTGAATTTGTACCAAAGTTTAATTTTACTCCAGCTGAAACTACTATTAATCAAACTATTACACCATCAGCTGTAGATGGAAATATTACAATAACTGCTGGTGGATCTGTTTTTACATCAAGTCATGTCAATCAATTTGTAGAGGCTAATGATGGTATGGGTAGAGCAAGAATTACAAGATTTGTTTCTGCAACATCTGTAGAGGCAGTAGTAGAAATACCATTCTTTAATACATCAGCTATTGCATCTGGTGGAACTTTTTTAGATACTGGTTATGAGGATAGCTTTTCTACATCAAAAGGTTTTCCAAGGACTTGTACATTTCATGAGGGGAGGCTGTACTTTGGTGGTGTTAAGTCAAGACCTAATACAATCTTTGCATCAAGAGTAGCCAGGTTCTTTGATTTCAATCCTGGTGAGGCTTTGGATGATGATAGTATTGAACTAACAATATCTACAGATAGTACCAATGCAATAACTGGTATGTTCTCTGGTAGAGATCTACAGATCTTTACAAAAGGTGGAGAGTTCTTTTTACCACAATCAACACTTGATCCTATTACTCCTACTAATGTTGTAGTTAATGGTGCAACAAGAAGAGGATCTAAAGAAGGTATAAAACCAGTAGGAGCTGAGAGTGGTACATTATTTATACAAAGAGCTGGTAAATCTTTAAGAGAGTTTTTATTTAGTGATGTAGAATTATCTTACATATCAAACAATATTTCTTTGTTATCATCTCACTTGCTAAAATCCCCATCAGATATGGCCCTCCGAAAAGCAACATCAACTACTGATGGGGATCTATTACTTATAGTAAATGAAACAGATGGATCCCTGGCTACATACTCAATACTTAGAGGACAGAATGTTATAGCTCCTAGTTTAAGTACAACAGATGGTGAGTTTGTAAATGTAGGAGTAGATGTGGACCAAATATATTTTACAGTAAAAAGATCTATAAGTAGTTCTGATAAATATTATGTAGAGTGTTTTAATGATGATAATACAACTGATAGTGCAAAATTATTATCTGGTAGCAGTAAACCATCTACAACTACTGTAACTGGGTTATCACATCTTGAAGGTAAAACAGTAAAGGTTATTGCAGATGATCAAATGCAGCTTGATAAGACTGTAAGCTCTGGCCAGATAACATTAGATGCAGTACCTACAACTTATGTAGAGATAGGATTAAATTATACACCTACTATCAAAACACTACCAGTAGAGCTCAAACTATCTAGTGGTAATATAGTAGGTCAAAAGAAAAGAATAGTAGAGGCAACTGCTAATTTATTTCTATCGCAAAATCTTACATTAAATGGTAATGATTTATTATTTGTAGCTGGTGATTTTTTTACTGGTAAGAAAAGAAAAAAACCAATGCTTGGATATGATAGAGATGGACAGATGACATTCTCCCAG